GCTGCAACAGTAGATGCAAGTCCTGGAATAAATTTATTTGTAATCGTATCAAACCTTAATACTTGATCATTACTATTTGCGCCGGTTGGGTCAATTTCAACTCCGTCAATACTTAAAGATGTTGTAGATACAGAAGTGAAGCTTGGAGTAGCTGAAGTACTAATTAAGTAATCGGCAACGTTTCCTCCAGATCCGACATACTCATTTGATACAACTATATTATTTCCAGCTGATATATTTGCGACGTATTGGAAACTAAAAGATAAGTGATTTTCATCAATAGAATTTGGAGCTACCGATATAGTCGGTGCGGAACCTTCTCCTCCAATATTGGAAATCTCTATCGCGTCACCAGCAATTATATTAGCTACATAATCACCTATTGTATCTGTACTTAAATTAATTGCGCCATTTATCCAGGCATTAGATACACTGCTATATCTTAAGAAATCTCCATTTGCGGTGTTAGATAAAGTTACATCTGATAAATTATCAAGAACGCGATTGTTGACGTATGTAACTGCGTTAGAATACACAGTGTTAGCGACTGTATCAGTGTAATTTATAGCTGCTGCTTGAGCATTCATCGCTGCGCCCCACCAATCGTAAGTATATTCGGTAACAGCGATTGTAGGATTAGCTCCCTCTCCACCAAGATTTGTAATCGTAATTCCAGCTCCCGATGTCAAATTAGCAACATAGTCACCAACAGTGTCGGTCGACAAATTGACTGGATCATTAATCCAAACATTTCCGTTATATCTTAAAAAGTCACCATTGGCAGCGTTAGATATTGAAACATTAGATAAATCACTTATTTGTCTTGAGTTAACGTAGGCAACTGAGTTAGAGTATGCGGTGTTGGAAACTGTATTGGCGTGAGCGATTGCTGCGGATTGAGCCGCTGAGGCTGCTCCATAAGCGTCAAACGTATTCGCAGTTACGGCGATTGTGGGAGTTCCACCCTCTGCTGCTGTTGCGTTAGTGAGAGTAATTCCACTTCCGGCGACCAAAGATTCAACATAATTACCAACAGTATCTGTGGCTAAGTTTACCGGATCGTTAATCCATTCAGAAGTATTTTGGTTATATCTTAGAAAATCCCCATCGGCTACATTTGAAATATTTACATCTAAAATATCGTTAAGAGTGCGATTATCAACATATACGACTGCGTTAGAGTATGCGGTGTTTGCTGCATTTGAGGCGTAGTTTACAGCCGAAACTTCTGCGGCATTAATTGCATTTGAAGTATTTGAAGTATATGAATCAGATATTTTGATAACTGGAGTCATTCCTTCTTCAGAATTATCTGTTATTGTGATTCCCGTTCCAGCTATCAAGTTAGCTACATAATTACCAGTTGTATCGACACCTAATTCAATCGAGTTAGCTACGACAACGGCATTAAGTGTTACATCTTGAGATCCATTAATAAAAACATTTCCGCTAAGATCACCATCAAGAGTGATTTTTCTAGAATTTGTCCATGTTGAAGCGTTTGATGCTGTGCCAGTTAAGTTTCCGCGTCACATCACCAGAGACATTTCCGAGTTAAATTGCCTGTTACATTTCCGGGTTAAATCTCCAACAAAATCTCCTTCAAAGGTTCCATTAGAAAATATAGAAACACCATTAACAGTAATATTTTTACCAGCTGCTAAATCAATGTTTTCAGAAGATGTCCATGACTGAGTGGCATTTGACCAAACAAAAGTTTTATCGGTTGTTCCCTTAAGGGTAATTCCGCCACCATTAGCTGTTGTATTGCTGGGAGAAGATACGTTTCCTAATTCTATATTAACGTCTTCAACTACAAGTGTTTGAGTATCTATGGATACTACATTTCCGCTAACAGTTAGATCACCGTTAATTGATAATCCATCTGAGGTTGTGATCAGACTATTAGATGATTGAAGGAGGTTTAACGAGGAGCTGACCAGGGTTCCATTTGAGTTTATGTAGTAAAATACTCCGTTAACAGGATCTAGGGCTATTTGACCTTGAACTATATTGGGGATGGCCATAATAAACCTTTCTTATTAAAAGTTAAAAGGTTCCACCGTCAATAGTGACTCCGTCAAATGTCGTCAAATTTGTTATAGAACCACCAGTGATAGAAACGCTATTTGCATTTTGAACCGCAATAGTTCCAAGACCAAGAGTTGTTCTTGCTACAGCAGCATTTGCACTTGAGATAAGATCTCTTGCATAAGATGTTAAGTTTGTCAATGCTGCGGCACCAGCGCCAGTAAAATACGGCAATTTGTCTGCAGCTGACGTTAGGCCAGCCAAAGCAGCTAGTTCTGCGTCATAGCCTTGAACATTTACGCCTATTTCAAGACCTAGATTTACTCTGGCGTTTGTAGCTGTTGTAGCTCCAGTTCCACCATGACTTAGTGAAATTGTTGATCCATTCCAAGTTCCAGATACAATTGTGCCAACTGAGGTTAAGCTTGAATTAATAATTGTTGAACCAAGAGTAGTATTAGAAAGAACAGAAGATCCTCCTATTGCATAGGTTTTACCTGCTGCAAGGTCCATATTTTCTGATGATGTCCACGAATCAGTTCCATCAACCCAATTAAATGTTTTATCTGTTGATCCCCTGACAGTAATTCCTGCCCCATCTGCAGATCCATCAGTTGGAGAGGCTGTATTGGCGATAAGAATATTTTTATCTTCTATAGCTAATGTGGCAGTATTAAGAGTAGTCGTATTACCCTGAACCAAAAGATCGCCAGTAACTGTCAAGTTATTTGGTATTGTTACATCATTTGCCAACGAGAACGTCACATTACCATTCGAGGCGGAGACTGCAATTTCATTACCAGTTCCAGCTACAGAAACAACACCTTCATTTGTGACGGTAAATGTTCCACCTTCAACATTGGTGTTTGTAACAGAAATCCCAGTTCCAGCAGCAACAGATCCAACATAGTTGCCAGTTGTGTCTGTGCCTAAAGCAACTGAATTAGCTGCAATTGTTGTTTGACCATTTGCAGCAATTGTTACATCACCAGTGAGTGTTACATATGTGGGAACTCCATCGGTATTTGCAACAACAACTTGACCAGAAGTTCCAGACGCAAGTTTGGAAAGAGCAACTGCTGCAGCATCATTAATATCTGAATTAACTATGCTATTAGAAAGTGCAAGTTTTGAATAGGCAATTGCTGCAGTTGTTGCAATATCTGCGTCAACAATTGTATTTGAGGCAATGGATGCTGTCAGTGTTGCATTGGCAAGATTTGTAATTGCAACATTGCCACTTAAATCTCCGCCAAGCGTAAGTGTAAAGTCTGCAACATCAAGATTTACTTTTGAATTTGCGTCGTCATACGTTACACCTACACCAGAATGAGTTCCGTTAGTCAAAAGTACTGCTGCTGCGTCTTGTACTTCTTCTGTAAAGTGATTTACTTGTGATGCGCTAATTGCAATCGTTTGATTAGTAACAGATGTTAGTCTACCCTGAGCATCTACAACAAATGTTGGGACCGTAGTATTAGAGCCGTACCCGCCAGCTATAACCGCAGTATTGTCAAGGTCTACTGTTACTGAATTATTTGAAACAGTTGAAGTAAGACCAACTCCACCAGAAATAGTTAGTGTGTCTGTTCCAGATGTTATGGTTGTATTTGAACCTGTGTCTCCGGCTACATCAAAAGAGGTTGCTACTGCATTTATTGTTGAATTTACGTTTGCAATAAGATTATCAACATATAGTTTAGTTGTTGCATGCCCATTCGCAGATGGTGCTTCAACAGATACTGTTCCTGTAAATGTTTTATTGCCAGAAATTGTTTGAGCGCTTGATAAAGTTACAAATGCACCAGAGCCAGCAATCGGGATGACTGTAGTTGCACTACCGCCAGAACCGCTAATACCCTTACCGTAATAAAGTACGTCACCTACTTCGTTAAAAGCTAGCTCTGCATTTTCTAGACTTGATGGTGCGTCCGATGTGCCAGACGTCCTTCTTTTAATTCTTAATGTATTAGCCATGTCTAGAAGTTCCCTCCGTCTACTAAATCCTCTTCATCATAATTAATCCAAGCATTGGTATTGCCGTTATAGCGCAAAACCTGACCATCTGCTAGTTCCGAATTTATAGTAACATCAGTTAAACCATTTAAAACTGATTGTTCTGAAATAGATTGTTCTGCTGCAATTATTCTGTCTTTTACTGTCAAATGTGATCCAGCTGGATTGATTCCTACGACTGTTTGAATAGCTTCTACTGCATCATTAAGATCTGAGTGCTGTTTAGCGTGGGGAACGGTAGTGGAATTTAAAGTATCAGAAGCTGTTGGATTTATTAAAATATCTAGGGAGTTAGGATAATTAGTTGGCATAGTTTCCTTAGAGGCTTAGTATTTTTCCTGATTCGTTATTCCACTGCAGTGTTAATAGTAAAGACTCTCCGGTTGCAGTAAACGGCAGTCCTTCAGATTCATCAATAAAAAATATTAATCTTGAACTTGAATCAGACAATCCAACTTGATATAAGATGATTGCGTCAAATATGCCACCGGAATAAGATTCTTCTAGAATATCTGCTGCATCCAGAATTCCGTTTTGCGCAGTTACGTTATCAATATTTGCAGTTCTAAACACCACTGCTTCTGAAGGTATATCGGAAACATATTGATTTGTTAAAAAATTTGGAGTGTACAAAGATTTTTTAATAAATAGCACTTTTAAATTTTGGCCGGTTAAATCAAGATCTCCCTCTAACAAGGCCTGTTTTGCTTTTGCGTAAACAGTATTTGCCATTTAAATACCTATTTCTTTTGAAACTGTAATTCTATATTTGTAGCCAGTTTCAAAATATGTTTTATTTTCAGTATGAAATACCGGTGTTGCGTCGTTTGAGGGAAAGTCTATATAAACTTCTGGTTTCCAG